TCAGCCCGCCAGTGTGGGCGGTACGCAACAATAAAACAGGCAAACTGGCATCTCACCCTATGACAAGACTCAGAGATTTGATTCCTGACAAAAGAGAGCCATTAGTCGATGGCTGGGAATACGAACACTGGAAGGGGCAGACCGAATGAGCGACCCAATCAACCCTGACCATTACCACAATCATCCTTCAAAAGTAGAGTGCATTCAGATCACGGAACACATGAATTTCTGCCTGGGGAACGCCATTAAATACCTTTGGCGAGCGGGTGAAAAGGGCGATGTGATCGAGGATCTGAAAAAAGCACGTTGGTATGTAGATAGAGAGATTCAGAGGCTGGAAGGGATGCGAGAATACGACAAATGACCACAACTCTATCAATCTTCGCCGCTGTGGCCTGTTTTACCTTGTCGGGCATGATGGCGGCATTGGTGGTGATGTACATGCAAGCGATGAAAAGGGGGCGGTGAAAATGAATATCACGGTGTTTAATATGATCCCATTTATAACAGGACTTATTGGCTATATTTCGTGGCTTAGTGTGGCTTGTAAAAGACAATACGAGTTGTCTGCGAGTGAGCATCTGTATTTCATTTATGGCCCGATGAGCCTGATTCTTTTAGGTGCATCAGTCGCAGACATGACAGGAAAATACATGGCTTTTAATGTTGTCGTAGCAACCGGAATGTTACTGGGATTAATGGCCAAGATGATCACGGAGAAGAAATCTTGAAACTTTCTTTCTTCGTCCCAGGCATCGCTTCACCATCCGGCTCAAAAAAAGCACTCATGCATCCAAAAACCGGCAGAATTATTGTGATGGACACCGCTAAGCGTAAAACAAGCTGGCAGTCGATTGTGTCGCTACATGCTCAACAGGCCATGACTGACGCCGGGGCCAAGCTGACGACCGAAGCGGTGGCTATGACCATCGATTTCTATTTCCCCCGGCCCAAATGCCACTACGGTAGCGGCAGGAACGCGGCCAAGATTAAAGACACCGCCCCGAAATATCACACGCAAAAACCTGACCTGACAAAGCTGATCAGATGCACCGAAGATGCCTTGACCGGAATTGTCTATAAGGACGATTGCCAAGTGACGGAGAGATTCTGCCAGAAACATTGGTGCGACATAAGCCAAGCTCCGGGCGTCGAAATTACGCTGGAAGTTGTGCTATAATGCAGTCATGCCGACTAAGAAATTCATCAACTTTCAATACCGACACCCAGACCGACTCGTTACGCGGGTGGTGTCGGCTATTTGTAAAGATGATGGCAATTTTAGAATATCTGAGATATACGAAGAAGAGATAACACCGCTGCAGAGGTTCCACAAATGGGGCGAAATTAACGAGCCAACTATTGTTGATTTCCCAAACAAATAAAATAACGTTTTTTTGGCATTGAAACGCAAAAAAAAGTTTGTCAAGCTGCTTTGATGATGGATTCATTATCTGAAATGGAAATGGCCGAGTCGGACATTATCCGACGCGCCGAAGCCCAGATTAAAGCCTATCTCGGCGGCCAAAAGGTCGAAGTCATCGGCCTGATGCCACCTGATGGGCAATGGCACGAATCAGCAGCAACGCAGCCCTGCGGGGTGTGCGACAATGGTCGAAGCCTTGAGAAGCTGAAGCCGTCGATCTGCCTGAAGTGCCTGCGGGCCGATAAGAAGTTTGACCGGGTGCTGAAAGCCTCTGCCAAGTGGGAACAACGGATGCTGGCCATGCAGTCTGTGATTGCAGAGGCCAGAATCAAGCGGAATGCCACCATGCAGAGGCGCAAAGGCCGATGGCGGCAGAATCATCAAGCGATTGATTCAGATGCCGCATTAAGCAATCTACAGCGGAAAATCAGCGGATGACAGTCGAGACAATCGACATAACGGACATTAGCCAAGACCCGGCCAATGTCCGCAAACACTCACGCCGGAACCTTGACGCAATCAAGGCCAGCTTGAGAGCGTTTGGCCAGCAGAAGCCGATTGTCGTTGATGATCGCAATGTGATTCTGGCTGGTAATGGCACTTATGAAGCGGCTAAAGAATTAGGCTGGTCAGAGATCCAGATCGTTCGCACGCGATTAACCGGCACGTCTGCCGTAGCCTATGCCATTGCCGACAACCGAACGGCTGAACTTGCCGAATGGGATGATACGGCACTGGCCGAGCAGTTGAGAGCCTTGCAGTCGGAAGAGTTCGACGTTGAAGCGGCAGGCTTTACGGGTGAAGAGATTGATGGGCTGATTGAGAAGTTGGCGGGTGAAATCGTTCCTGACTTTCAGCCCGGTACGATTGACGATCAAGGCCGGCTTGATCAGAAAGCAAAAACAACCTGCCCGGAATGCGGTCATGAGTTCACGCCCTGAATTGCGGCTGGATTGGTGTACGCATGAGGCGGCGAAGTATGCCGTTGAGAAGTGGCATTATAGCCGGTGCATTCCAAAATCCAAACTGGCAAAAATTGGCGTTTGGGAAAGTGGCAGGTTTATCGGAGTTGTGATCTACGGCGTTGGTGCTACCGCCGACCTTGTAAAACGGTACGGCCTAAAAATGACTGAGGGATGCGAGCTTGTGCGAGTCGCTTTGACATCACACGAAAACCCAGTCTCAAAAATTGTTGCCGTGTCGCTCAAACTCTTGAGGCGTGAATATCAAGGTCTTCGATTGGTTGTGTCATTCGCCGATCCTGAACAAGGACACAAAGGCGGAATTTATCAGGCTGGCAACTGGATTTTTGCAGGACAGTCTCAGGCGTCAGACGAATACATTTTTAAAGGTAAAAGGTGGCAAGGTCGTTCGTTCCGCAACAAATATAAAGGGATGGAGAAGCACCCAAGCGTCACGATTGTCAAAGGGTCATCAAAATACCGCTATCTTATGCCCCTTGATGATGAAATGCGGAAGCAAATCGAACCGCTGAGAAAGCCATATCCAAAACGCGTCCGAAGTGAAGTTAGCGGCACGATTGGCAGCCAGCCAATAGGGGGCGGTGCAACTCCGACCCGGACGCTTATTGATTCCTTGCAAGCACGCAGGTCAGCAGGCAATGCCGACACCTCCACCACCTGAACACACAAGATGGAAGCCCGGACAATCAGGCAACCCACAAGGCTACAGCCGCGGACGCCGACAGATTGACGACCTTATTCAGTTGATCGAAGAAACCAAAGGGGCTGAACGGGCAATCAGCCGAGCGTGGCTAAAGCAGATTCTGGGCGGTAGCCTGCCACACTTGAAAGAGTACCTTGAACGGCGTGACGGTAAAGTACCGACGCCAGTTGAGGCCAGCATATCAGACGCATCTGGCAATGATTTCGTCACCATCCTACCGCCTGACGATCAAGCAGGCGACACCGCCACAGAAACAGTTTTGGACTGACCCCGCCAAGTGGCGGTCATTTATCGGTGGGGTGGGGAGCGGTAAGACATTTGCCGGATGTTGGGAAGTACTCAGGCAGCCGCCGAACACCATCGGCATGGTGGTCAGCCCAACCTACCCAATGTTGCGTGATACGGTTGTCAGGACGTTCAAGGAACTGACCTTGAACGTGGATATCGTCAAGAGCTTTAACACTTCGACGATGACGGCGGAGCTGATCGGCAACCGGACGATTCTGTTTCGGTCGGCTGATAATCCTGACCGCTTGAGAGGGCCGAACCTCGGCTGGGTCTGGATCGATGAAGCTGGTTATGTTGACTATGAAACGTGGCTGGTCTGCATTGGCCGGTTGAGACGCGAGCCGGGGCGGCTGTGGATTACGACCACGCCACGCGGCAAGCGGCATTGGCTGTACACCGACCTGGTCAAGACTGGCAAGGTGAGCCTGACGCAGGCCGCAACCGCTTCAAACACGTTTAACCCGGCTGATTTCGTCGGTAGTCTTGAATCGGCTTATTCGGCAGACTGGCAGCGGCAGGAACTGCTGGGCGAATTTATCGAACCCAGCGGCACGGTGTTTCAACGTCAATGGTTCGAAATTGTCGATTCAGCACCGGCTGACAAGATGATCGTGAGAGCGTGGGATTGTGCCGCAACGCCTAATAGCGGCGATAGCACGGTCGGCACGCGGATGATTAAGGATGGCGATGATTATTACATTGATCATGTGGTTGCTGCCCAGCTTGGTCCTGCTGACGTTGATCGGCTGATCGTCCAGACAGCCGCCGCCGATGGGCATGGCGTGCAGACGATCATCGAAGAGGAAGGCGGTTCGTCAGGCAAGCGGGCCAACGAACATATCATCAATCGCTTAAACGGCTATATCGTCCATTCTGAGCGTGTTACAGGCCCCAAGCTGACAAGAGCCATGCCGATGGCACGCGAAGCGTCCAGAGGCCGCGTAAAGCTCGTTAAAGGCGATTGGAATCAGGCGTGGCTGGATGAAGTCTGTAGCTTCACCGGCGAAGATTCAAAGAACTCCTACCATGATGACCGGGTTGACTCGGCATCGCTGGCGTTTAACTTTCTCAACAAAATACAGCCGTTTGTATGGTTCTCCTAATCTAAATGCCTGACTACAACCCACTCAACTGGCTCCGCTCGAAAGCACTTCGCACGGGCGTTACTGCCGACACCACCGAGATCGACGTGTCGGCATGGTCAGTCGATGTAATCAACGCCTTGAGCGATGATTATGCGAACCTCGCCCGGCCCTACTGCGATAACCCTGTGATCAGGGCCGCTATTGAGGCCATGCGGCGGAATGTCTGCAAGGCCACGCTTCAGGTCGGCTACTTTGACGAGGAAGGCGGATTTGAGCCGGTTGATCATCCGTTAATCCAGATATGGAAAGAACCGGCACCAGGTGAGACAGAATCAACGCTGGTTGAATTTATCTATCAACAGCTTTTGGAGGATGGCAACGCATACGTTCCCGCCATCTCTGACCGGGACACGCAGACGGGCGGAACGATACGCGAACTCCAGCCCATCCCGTATAGCTGGCTTCAAGTGCCGACATACGGGCAGGCCATCGGCGAAATCACCGAATATCCCTTTGTCGGCTTCGATGGTGGCAGGGGCTTCCAGTTCACCACCCCTCGCGAGCGGATGCTGCATTTCCGGGTCGGCAAGTCATCGACTACAGCCGCAAAGGGGCGTTCACCGCTTGAAGCGGTCAGGGCAGAGTTGGCACTGATCAAGCTGACAGCGATCTACGAAACAACCATCCTAAGCCGTTCCGGTGTACCTTCATGGCTGGTCAGTCTGACCGGCACCGGGGCGCAGATGATGACATCTGACAACATCGCTGTACTTCAGTCAGACATCAAGCGGGCCGTGTCTGGCAAGGGCGTCGGCAGGCCACTGATTTTCAAGGGCGGCGAACTCGACATAAAAACGCCGGGATTCAGCCCAAAAGATCTCTCCGTTCAGGAAATGACCGAAATCGCTGTGGCCCGTGTCTGCGGTGTCTTAGGCTGGTCGCCAATGTCGCTTAAACAGCCTGACACGGGCAAAACCTACAGCAACTTGATTGAAGCCAATCGGGCAAGCTGGCGAGATGCGATTATTCCATTCCTTGAACTCTTGGCAATGCAGTTGACGCGACTGGTGCGAACGCTTCCCACCGGCTATGACGGCGCGATCGCTCAGCCTGATAGTATGCTGACAGTCAGGTTCGACACAAGCCAGATCGAAGAATTGGCAGCAGACACAAAAGCCTTGTCAGATCGGGCGGTGGCCTTGTATCAATCCGGTTTACTGTCACTTAATGAAGCTCGGCAGATTATGGGCTACGCTGAAATTGAATCACAGGATACGCCAGCCGAAGCGGCAGAAGATGTTGCAGAAGGCGAGGCTGAATAATGCCTGCCGGTAATTGCAATCTGACAATAGAGCAAGGGGCCACCTGGTCACAGTCGATCCAATATCAGACTGCCAACGGCACGAATATCAGCCTATCCGGCTACACCATCCGCATGCAGGCACGGCCAGCTTATACCGCCAATACGACACTTGACCTATCGACCACCAACGGCAACATTACGATCACATCAGCGGCTAACGGCACTTTCACCTTGCAGCAGACAGCCGCCCAAACGGCTAACCTGACTGCGGGCAGTTATGTCTATGATCTTGAACTGGTCAAGCCTGACACCACAGTTGATCGGCTCTTGTATGGAACGCTCACAGTCACGCCGGAAGTCACGCGCTAATGGCTGATATTATTGTCAGACAAGCCAACAGCACCAGCCTGACGATTCAGTCGTCAAGTAATCAGGTGCTTGTGCGGCAACAGCCGAATAATACGGTTGTCGTACAGACGACCGGCAACAGCTATGTTCTGCCACCTGCCACCGCAAACACGCTTGGCGGCATCATCGTTGGCGATAACCTGACCATCAACGCCAATGGGCTGCTGTCGGCTCAAGCGGGCGGTGTCAGTACGTTCAATAATCGAACGGGGAATGTCACGCTAACGGCGAATGATGTTTCGTCGGTCGGCAATTCACTGTATTTTCCGCTGAATGCCAACATCGTTAGCGGCAACGCGACGATAGCAGGGCAGGTTTATCAGCTTGCAAGTGGCAATGGAACACTTAATAAACGCACAATCTATGGCATCAGTAAAACAAACAATCTTGCTACCACTGAATATCAATTCGCAATCGGCATGACTTACGGCTATCCAGCCGCTGGCAGCGTCTTTTTATCTCGTGCGTTCGATACGACAGTAGCTAGAGGGCTAAGTCAATCTGAGATCGACCTGAGCCCTGTTTCTGCGCAGCTTATTTCTACAAACAAACATGCAAACGGAACGCTGGTAAGTCAAGCAATATTTGGAGCGGCGGCCAGCGGTTCAACTTTGTACTACGAAGATCAGACAACCTTCTCATTTATGGAGGTTGGTGTCACCGGCATCCTTTTCTTTGGCGTGACATTTGGGGTAAACAATTCGCCACCTGGGCCAAATGAATTAATGACACGATCAACCTGCGACCAGCGTTACGAGCCGATAACGAGGCGTAATTAATGCCATTTTCCGCATTAAAACACAAAGGTCTGATCTTTGACGCGACCAGCGACGCAAATTTCACCGGCAACGGCATTCACTGTTATGGCGGGCTGGAATACTTCGTTGCGTGCTTTCCCACCGGTGCAAACGGCGCACTTGAGGCTTATGAAATCGGGAAGAAGGTCGGGCTTTACAGCAGTAACGACAACGGCACGCTCTATTCTGAATGCGTGCTGGATAAAGGCAGCCTGGCAATCATTGCCAATAACGCAACTCTTTCAAATGTCACAGTCTGGGAAAGTGATTCAATTCTGACACAGGGCCGGGGCGATGGACGCTATGTAACGCCCGCCAATCTGACCGCCTATCTGCCTTCCGCCAATTTCACCTACGCAAACATCGGCGGAACAATCCCGACAGCCACGAATACAACGCTCGGAGCGATCAAAGTAGGATCAAACTTGACTATATCCAACGGCACACTGTCGGCAAGTATCCCGGCTGCTGGTTTTACTAATGGTGATACCTTGAACGGGGGGTCATACTGATGCCCACGTTTAACGGCACAATCGTGCTGAAAAACAACAGCACTGCCGGAGCGGCCCCGGTTGCTGGCAATCTGACAAACGGCGAGATTGCGATCAATACCAAAGATGGGATCATCTACAGCAAAACAAGCGATCTTGGCTATATCATCAGCTGGAATGGCACGATCAATTATCCACAGGTTTCAATTACTTATCTTATCGTCGCCGGTGGCGGTGGGGGTGGTGGGGGTAACTCTGCGGGTTTCCCTGACGGTGGCGGTGGTGGTGCTGGCGGCCTGCTCACAGGCACAGCTAATTTTAGCCTGTCTTCAAATTACACTCTTACTGTTGGTGGTGGCGGCGGCGGTGCGTCCGGTTCAGCGTCAAATGCCAGAGGGTCGAACGGCTCAAACTCTACGCTTGGCAGCCTCACAGCCTTTGGTGGCGGTGGCGGTGGCGTCCGCGATAACACCTTAAATAGTGGCAGTGCTGGCGGCTCAGGTGGTGGTGCTGCAATCAATTCAGCAGGAACTGCCAGCGGCACGCCGGGCAACGGAACAAGCGGTCAAGGCTATTCGGGCGGCTCCGCCTTTGGCGGGTCTCAATATGGCGGCGGTGGTGGTGGTGGTTCAGCGGCAGTCGGTGGCAATGGCACGACCAGCACGGGCGGCAACGGTGGCAATGGCACCAGCTCAAACATTACCGGCACGCCCACAACATACGCGGGCGGTGGCGGCGGTTCTGTCCGTTCAGGAACGGGCGGAATTGGCGGCACGGGCGGCGGTGGAAATGGCACGGTTTCTGGCAGTGGATCAAACGGCACGGTAAACACGGGCGGCGGCGGCGGTGGTGGTGGATCGTCAAGCGGCTCAGGCGGCAATGGCGGCAGCGGGATTGTCATTATCAGCTTTGCCAATACGACAAATATCACGGTTGGTGCCGGGTTGACTTACAGCAACGCAACCAACGGGGCGAATAAGGTCATTTCCTTCACCGGCGGCACTGGCAACATCTCATTCAGCTAATGGCACACTACGCACTTTTAACGCCTCAGAATGTTGTCACAGAAGTCTTTTCGGGGAAAGATCCCGGTCAAGATGGAGTTGCCGATTGGGCAGCGTATTATACCAAAGTTCGCAATCAAAAGTGCTTGCAGACAAGCTATACCGGAAGCATCCGGAAGAATTTTGCATCGGTAGGTTTTACATACGATCAGACACGAGACGCTTTCATCGCTCCCCGGCCTGAGCCTGCCGAATATTACACGCTGGATGAACAAAGCTGCCAATGGGTGATGACCCCGGCGGGCATGCTGGCAATCACAACAGATGCCATCACGGCCCATTTTGACCAGGTGGCTAAACAGCGGGAATATGATAGTCTGCTGACCATCGACACCTATAAAGGCTCAAATGTGCCACAATGGGCCGCAGAACACGCTGCCTATTTTGCATGGCGTGATCAGTGTTGGATCAAAGCCTATCAGATTCAGGCCGATGTTGCGGCTGGCTTACGACCCGTGCCAACGCCGGAACAAGTGATCAGTGAACTTCCTATCCTTGTGTGGCCATCATGAGCGATCAGCCAAGCCAATCAACTCGCGAACTGGTTGAACAGCTTAAAGCTCAGGGCCTGACGTTTGAACAGATCGTGGCTGAACTCAAGAAACGTGGCATCAAGCTGGGAGGCCAGAAATGACAGACATCGTAGGGCAGATCAATAAGCAGCAGATGAGCAAAACGGTCAAGCGGGCCGCCCTTGCTGGCCTGCTGGCAATCTTGATTGTCGTTGAGGCCGATCTACCCGCCATCGTTGAAGCCACAACCCCGGCGGGCGTGGTGCTGGCGATTGTCATTAGCCAAGCGATTTCATTTCTCAAGTCAGGCAAAGAAATAAAGGTCTAAGCTGATGCAAGATGCAACAGTGGACGATTCAGGGCCGGGGATGTCACTTCTGCAATCGGCCCTTTATGGCGTAGGTTCTATCTGGGGGGCGGCTTATGTCGTTAATCATCCAGTTGAGGAATCTATCATGCACCTGTTTGTCAGACTCATTCCGCAAATCCTAATCGGCATTGCCGCCGTGATTCAGGCGGTCATTGCCTACCGCAAAATGCAACAAGCCGAAAAAGCCAAGTAACTCGGTTCGATCCTCAGTCCCGGAAAGGCAGGTGATCTGTTGTTCGGTGAATTAGTGGTCATGTACGGTCTTCAATGTCAAACGGGCGACTGCCCAAAAAACGTCCAAATTTCGCCCGTAGTGGCGTCGCCGGTGGTGATAGGTGAAATCTATCGACCGAACCCACTGCAACGCATCCTGCGCAAACGTGGGCCGGTTTATGCCGTTCCTGTTCTGATTCTTCCATCCGAAACCAAGAAAGACCAGGCGAAATAATGCCACTTGATCCAGAGATTCAGACTCAGCTTGATACGCTGGTGGCGGAAGTGAAAAGCAAATTCACTGCTGAAAACCAAGCGGCCCTCGACGCTGCTAAGATTGAAGCCGACGCCGCCATTGCGACTGTCAAGGCGGAAGCCGATGCCGCGATTGCGGCAGCCAAAAAGGAGGGACAGAGCGAACTTTTGCTCACCTTAAAAAGTGCCTTCGGACTGCCTGTCTAAGGCCATCTTGTCACTTGCCGCGTGCCTGTCTTTGTACTTTGGGAGTCAGAAGATCGGCACGCTTGGCGAAACCACGCAAACGGCACCAGAGCCAATCAAACCGGCTTGGCTGACGCTGGTTTATGGCTCACGCTCCATTGACTGGATCGGTGACGAAAAGATTATGGCCGCAGCTACCAGCCGTGGCCAGAAGGTCAGCTTTATCAATGCCGACGATGCGGCCCTTGAAAAGCTGCATCTGAGGCCGATGGTCGATGCGGTCGGCACGCCTTGTCTGATCTTTCA